CAGTAGAGGAATCTAATGCTTCAGATTTGGTGATACATAGCGGCCCTGCAATGTCACCACCGAATGATGGTGTAGGAGCAAAGCAATTTTATATTCATAGTTTTCAAGATGATTATAATCGTGTGGTATCAGGTGAGAGAACATTTGAGTTGGTGAATTATGATTGGAAATATCCATATCATATCGTGAATCTAAATGTTCATAACGGAGCGTTATTGATACCTCGTGGAACATATCATAGGTCAGTATCAGGTAAAGATGGTTCAATCGTTATCAATCAGGCTAAAAGATATGAGGGATTTGATGCGAGTTCAGAGTTTATACCAGTATCGTGTGCAACTAATAAAAAGTTATATGATGCACTGGTGAAAGAAAAACCAGTAATCCATAAGTTTGGTGAGTAATTGTACATAGGCATAAATTTTTGTTAATAAAATGTGTTTTGTGTTGATTCTCTAACTAAATAGTAGTAGAATTAGGAAAAACAAGATGCACTGAAACCTTTTTGTTAATCTTATTTTTATACTGGAGAAATTTTTATGCACAACTTAGTATCATTTAACCAACTATCTGGTTCATACGAAGATGAACATGACGCACGATTAACCGAATACTATGAGTGCCTGATCGAATGTGATGACACGCAATCTGTATGCAAACGTATTTGTAAGGAGGTCTTACTGTAAAACTTAATATACACAATAAGCCCCTTGACTTTACAGGTCGGGGGTTTTATAATGGAATGAATATGAGTTCTGAATTATTACTACGGATATACAAGACAGTTATCGTGAAAGAAACTGTTTATCCACCAACCCGAAAACATTATAATATTGCAACTTACGGATAATGAATTTATTAGTGATAGGAAGAATAACAGGGTCAATAATGATTATAGCGGCCTATTTTGTTGTTCTTCATGTATCAGTATTCTATGGTGCAATAATGCATTTCATTGCTGATACGATTTGTATGCCATTTTATATCAAACATAAACAGTATGATGTTGTAATTATGCTAGGATTCCTGATGACAATAGCACTTAGCAAAGTTACATTAATATTAGCATCATGATTCATGACTTACTCAAGAAGAAATTAGATAACATTGCAAAAGAATTAGGTGCAAAGGTAGATTATAGATCGTGTGAAGATGAATATAGCACTTGGAGAGAAATTACTATTGAATATGACCACGATCTTAAAGAGAAAGAATAGTATAAATACCTATATGAACAATAGAAAAGCTGCAAAAAAATTAATAAAACGTGCCAAGTGTTGCCCTGACTACTACAGCGAAGCAGAAGTCAAATATGCAAAAATGATTAAGAATCGTGAAAAACAGTTGACTAAGAGTGTAGATTAAGATAAAATAGCCATAGTCAAACAGAAAAATGAAAGTTTTACTTGCATCATTACTTGCATTAACACCTGTATCGGCTTCTGCTGAATATGTAGATAGTCGATCAGGTTATGCACATACTCAAAAATGCTACAGGTCAGAGTATAGAGAAGAGTATATTCCAGGCTCAGAGGATAATCCAGGCTATGTAAAGTCTTGGAAGGAGACAATCGAGTATCCTTGTAACACACCTGATGTGGGAACTCGGAGACAAGTTATCGAGAGAGTGCGTAAAGTTGATGAAAACGATTGCACAGATGGAAAAGTTGCGGGTGCGATTTTAGGTGGTGGTATTGGAGCAGCCCTATCACAAGACGAGGGTAGATGGTGGGCAATCCCATTAGGAGTTGTAACTGGTAGTGCTATCGGTTGCGATATTGATGGTGGTTAATTGTAGCCTCTAAAGTGTAACCCTAGTGCGAGAACAAACAGGCCGAAATCTCAGTTGATCACGAGATCGTAAGACCTAGTTTTGTTCTCGCCCACCTAATAACTATGTTTAGAATTAAATGGTGGAATAACAACCACATACAAGCCCAACATACTATGGTTGGCGAAAAGATAGTTTACAGTATCGAAGAAGGTGCTGAACTATGGAGACAACTCTCATCACAAGAAATGAGTTGTCAAGTTGAATGCCACTCTACACAGGAGGAAACTACATGAGAGACGAAGAACTCTTCAAGAACAAAACTGATGAAATGATTGAAAGTTTCATAGAGAAATGCGAGAAAGAAGCAGCCAAATTAGAGATTACTGTTGATTATTATATCAAGGAATTTGTTGTTGACTTTTGACAATTAATAAATTATACTACATATATTGAACATACAAAAAGTTATGGAAAAACTTTACAGAATAGAAGAGTTGACTACCGAAGGGTGGACATTATTAGATGACAAAGCAGTTAAATTAACCAAAAGTCAATGTGACGTTATGTTAAATGAATTTATGGCATCTGGTGTAAATGCTAGTAGAATGAGAGCAGTTTTAGATTTAGGTCAACCTTATCAGACACCTAACGTATAATGTATGAGCCTCAAGTAAATGATTATGTGAAGTGGATAACTGAACTAGGTCAAGTGCATGAGGGGTGGGTATATTTTAAGGCAGATTCAACAGAAGAAAAAAAAGGTTGGAAAAAGCCATCTCGATACATTACGATTGAAATAGCAACTAAAGAGAGACCACAGTGTGATCTATCAACATTTTTACATAAACGTATTCATGTTTGTTTGTGTTGTTATGAATCAAATTGGCATGAGTTAACATTTATTAGGAGAAGAGTGAGTAAACAAGATGACACTAACCCTGATGAAATAAGTTATGGTGCATACAAAAAAATGTAGCTTGTAAAGTGTTATCCTTATGTAATACACAGAATATTATGGAAAGACCATTACCAGAACTTCAAGAACTTAGAACTTTTTGGAGAAAACAGAATTTTGTTTTTAGTGCAGAGCAACAAATCAGATATGATAGGTTGACTAAGCAACGTCAAGATCAAGTGAAATCATTTTATGAGAACAATCGTGTTTACAAAGCATGATTTCCTAAATACAATATAGGCAGTAATCGTAAAGATGAGAACATTTAAAGAATTTGTCACATTATGTGAGAAAGCATACGATAAAGAGATGGGCCAGACTATCAAAAAGATAGGAACTGGTGTAAAGGTGGGTGCGGAGAGAAAGAAAACCGCACCTGAGAAGAGAAGAATGAAAGCAGCTGGTGGTGGTAAGATGGTTCCAGCTAAAGATTATAAAGCAAGAAAAGATATAGGTCAGCAGAGAAAAGCAGAAACCAGAGTTCAGCAACCAACTAAGGAGAGAGGAACAGCTGGTCTATCTCCTAGAGAACAGCAGAGAAAGGCTGCTATGGAGAGGAGAGCAAGAAAAGGAGGTGCTAAAACACCAACAGCATCACAGTTACTAACTAAGAAAACAAAACCAAAAGTTTCCCCTGATTATAAACCACAGAAAGCAAGTGGATTAACTCGTGATGAAAGAAGAAAAATTAAGAGAGCAGGTCAAAGATTAGTAAAAGATATGCAAAAAGGTAGAGAAAGACCAAGATCAGCATACGAGCCTGGAATGAGCATAGCAATGAGGAAGTAGTAGCCTTTAAAGTGTAACCCTATTGTAATCGTCTGTATGGCGGTTTAATACCTTTTATGGTATAATATTATTATTATAGTGAATTAATGTTTCAACTTCGTAATCATCAGAACACAGTTATTGATATTCTCAGCAAGAATAGAAAAGGTCAAGTCATAGTTCCCACAGGTGGTGGTAAGACTATGTGCATGATTGAAGATGCGAAGAAAGTATCAGGAACAGTTGTTGTAGTTGCACCTCGCATACTATTAGCAGAGCAGTTATCAAGTGAGTTCTTAGAGATAATTGATAATGTATCTGTTATGCACGTTCATAGTGGAGAGACTACACACTTCTCATCTACAAAAGCAAGTGATGTGTATATGTGGGATTTGCACACCAGAGGAGACAAGATTATATTTACAACATATCATTCACTACACAGAATACAAGAGAGTCATATTCATGTAGATACGATATATTTTGATGAAGCACATAATGGTATTCAAAAGAACTTTATTGAAGCAGTTGAGTGGTTCTCAATATGTGCAAGTCGTTGTTACTTCTTCACAGCAACACCAAAACATTCTAACACACCTATGAAAGTTGGTATGAATGATTGGGATATATTTGGAGAAGTATTGATTAATGTTCCAGCCCCACAGTTAGTTGATGAGGGTCACATATTACCACCTAAAGTTATCATCAAAGATATTGATGTTGCTGACGATAGTAGATTCAGTTATGAGAAAGATTGCGACCATATCTTAGATACTATTGATGACATTGATGTTGATAAAGTATTAATTTGTGCAAGATCAACTAAACAAATAGTGAATCTAATTTCTCTATCTGATTTTGCTTATGGATTGACACAACGTGAATATAATTGGTTATACATCACAGCAAAAACTGGTGCAGTTATCAATGGTAAGAAAGTAGATCGTGAAACATTTTTCAATACACTTAATACATGGGGTAAGGGCAATGAAAGATTTGTAGTATTACATCATAGTATATTATCTGAAGGTATTAATGTATCAGGATTAGAAGCCGCATTGTTTCTTAGATCAATGGATTATGTGGGTATATCTCAAACTATTGGTAGAGTGATACGCAAAGGAGACGAGACTAAGACCTATGGATTAGTTGTAGTTCCTTGTTATGATAAGGTAGGTATTACAACATCAAGAAAAGTAAATGCAGTTGTTGATACTGTATTCAAACAGGGTCAGCCTGCTATTAGTGTGATAAAGAAATGACAAGAGATTTAGTTTTATTTGGAGATTGTAGAGAGAGGTTAAAAGAGTTTGATGACCTCGCAAGAATGTGCATCACTTCTCCACCATACTATGGATTAAGGAACTATGGTGATGAAGAGAACCAAATCGGTATTGAACAATCACCAGAAGATTATGTTAATGAGTTGGTCAAAGTATTCAGAGAAGTTAAAAACAATTTAACAGAAGATGGAACACTATGGTTAAACATAGGAGATAGTTATTATAACTATCGGCCAGGAAAAGGTCAAGGATTGGTTAAGCAAAGTGTATCTAAAACCAATCAAGATTTGCCTAGTAAATGTAATCGTAGAGGTAACAAATTACAAGGATATAAAGAGAAAGATTTAATCGGTATTCCTTGGCTTCTGGCATTTGAATTAAGAAAAGATGGCTGGTATTTACGTCAAGATATTATATGGAGTAAACCAAATCCAATGCCAGAAAGTGTACGAGATAGATGCACCAAGTCACATGAGTATATCTTTTTGTTTAGTAAGAATCAAAACTATTATTTTGATGTTGATGCTATCAAAGAACCAACTGTAGATGGTAGAGGATTAAAGAGAAAGAAAAGTGTATGGAGTGTTAATACAAAACCATATAAAGATTCACATTTTGCAGTATTCCCAGAAGAACTAATTAAACCTTGCATATTAGCAGGGAGTGAGGAAGGTGATTTGATTCTTGATCCTTTTATGGGATCAGGAACTACAGCAGTTGCAGCCAAGTCTTTGAATAGAGATTATATTGGGTGTGAACTGAACAATGATTATACTAAACTTATTATGAAAAGAATCTATGGATAAAGAAACAAAAGAATTAAGAGAAATCGCAAGATTTTATAAAGATACCAAGAGAGGATTTGCAACATAAGATGGATATTATGCGATTCCCTCTAAAGGTAAATCTTTGGCAATCGTTCATAATGGCGAGATACTCAAGTTTTGTAGGAATGAAGAATCAGCAAGAAATTTTGTAGATAAGTTGAGAAAAAGACGGCCCTCTAAAGTGTAACCCTAGTGAATATACTAGAGAATTATGTCAGAGTTTGACACACCAGAAAATCTATTATCATTACACTTCGGAAGAACATTCTGGTTAAATGAGGAGGGCGAATTTTGTTCAGCACCGACTTTCAAGAATGGAGAAACTCATTGGGAGCAATGGGATTATGTATCCGATTGGGATATGGAAGGAGTTGATTTTGATAGACTCTTTGATGTTCATAAAACATTAATTGAGTCAAGAATGTATGAACAAATCTATCAAGGAGCATAAAATGAAACATTTAATTCCATTTACAAAAGATCAACTTCAAATAGTTCAAGCAAGTTTACAACTATCCTTAAAATATGCAGATAGTCAATATATTGATAATGTTGATGAGATTATGCAAATAATAGAGGATAACAGTAGCCTGTAA